CGTCGGGCAGCCAAGTGCCGTCTAGCGCGACCCACTGGCCGAGCCGGTAGCGGCGGAACGCGGCCTCGCGCATCTTGGGCGGCAGGGTGGCGCGCAGCGCGTCGCGGTGCAGGAAGTCGTCGAGCGCCGGGTTCGCCACGGCCCAGGCGTGCTCGTCGTCGACCGGGCAGCCGGGCGGGGCGGCGAACTCGGCGAAGTAGAACGACGGGTCGGTGCCGGAGCGGCCGTGGTCGACCAGGCGGCGCATGACGCCGTCGTCGCCGATCCTGGGCGGCGTCGAGATGGCCAGCAACAGGCTGTGCTCGCGCTTGCCGGCCCGCGCGGCCATCGCCTCGAAGGTGTCATCAGTCACGACGTGCAGCTCATCGACGATCGCCATGGACGGGTCCCATCCCTGCAGGGCGCCCGGATCCGCCGGCAGCGCGAACAGCGTCGAGTCCGTGTGCGGCTCGGCCAGGTGGTCGGCGTAGATCTGCACCCTGGCGTACAGCGCCGGGTCGAGCTCGACCATCCGCCGGGCGGTGTTGAGGATGATGCGGGCCTGGCGCTCGTCTGAGGCGACGCAGATGACCTGGGCGCCCTCCACGCGGTCGGCCAGCAGCCCATACAGCCCCAGCGCGGCGGCCAGGGTGCTCTTGCCGTTGCCGGCCGGGATGCTCACGAGCCCCTGGCGTGGCCTGGGCTCGTCCAGCAGCCCATGCACGATGGTGCGCTGCCACGGGCGCAGCTTCATGCGGCGGCGGGCGCCCGTGCCCTTCGGCAGCGTCACGTAGCGCTCGACGAAGGCGATGGCGCGCGACCCGCCACGCTTCGGCAGCCGCCGCAGGTCCAGCGGCGGGGCGGTGACCTGACCCTTCGGCCCGGCCTTCATCGGCTTATCCTGGCGCCATGGATGAGACCAACCCCAGAACCGCCACCACCCGAGTCGCCGTCGACTGCCTGACCCTGTGGCTGCAGTCGGACAGACAACGCGCAGTCGACCACATCGCCAATCTCGAACTCGACCCGGCCGGGCCGGGTCCAACCGGCCTCATCGTCGGCCTGCTCAACCTGAGTTCGTGGCTGGTGTTGACGCTGGCCGAGGAACGGGGCGCCGCAACCGACGATGAACTTCGGGAGTTGACGCTGGCCAAGGAACAGGGCGCCGCAACCGACGATGAACTTCGGGAGTTGACGCTGGCCGAGGAACGGGGCGCCGCAACCGACGATGAACTTCGGGAGAAGGCTGGAGACATCCTGCGCGACTTCTCGCGGCAGCTCCCCGAGTAGCAGCCTGGCCTTCATGCGACCGCCGGACCGTCGTCGCCGGTGTGTGTCGGAAACTTCGGCGGGCGCGGGGTCGTCGGGTCGTCGCCCTTGGGGAAACCGCCCAGCTCAGCGAGCGCGCGACGGGTCACGTTCGCCGACCTCGCCGAGTTGCACGGGCCGCAGCGGACGACCAGGGGCCCGGCCGGGTCGCCGCCGGCGCCGACCTCGACGAGATGGTCGGCCTGCAGGTGGGCGGCCGGGTGAGCCGGGCGGCCCAGCTCGGGCACGCCGGGGCACCAGTCGCCCACGGTGGCGCGGTGGGCGGCCACGGCAGCAGCGCGGCGGCGCCGTTCGGCGTGGTCGTTGTGCAGGTCGGGGCGGGCCGCGGCCTTGCGCTTGTCGACCGTGGCCTGGCACCGCGGGCACCGCGAGCGCCAGCGGCCGAGCTTCCCGCAACCCAGGCACGCGCGCTTCAGCGCCATCGCTGCTGCATCAGCGCGACACGGGTGAGCAGCGGCAGCCCGCGCGTGTCCTCGGCTTCGCGGAGGGCGGCGACGCGGGCGCCTGCGTAGGCGGGCCGGCGGACCACGGCCACATGGTCGAGCAGGGCGGCGCGTCGCTCGACCCGACGACCGCTATCGCTCCAGCGGTCGCCACCAGGTAGCGGGATGAACCCGACCGACAAGCCCAATGGCACGCCGGCCGCGGCCAGGCTGAGCACTTCGTTGCCGTCGCGGGTGTCCGGCACGAACCACTCACCGTGCAGCCCGTCCGGCTCGTCGCGCAATGCAAGGGTGCGGCCGATGGGTAGCTGGCTGGCGTCACGTGGGTGCGGCACGGTCAGCACGACCTCGGCCGGGTTGGTGGTAGCGAACGCGCCGCGAGCGAACGTCTCGACCAGCCGCGGGCCGATGCGGGCTTCCTGCCCGTAGGGCACGGCCATGCCGACCAGCGTGCGTTGGTCATCGCCGCGCAGCTCGACCTGGGCGGCGAACGCTCGTGTCTCCAGCTTCATGCCACGGCACCTCCGGCCGGTCGGGCCCGGTCGTCGATGCCGGCGACGGGCGGGCGGTCCTCCAGCTCGCGGACCTCACTCGGCAGCAGCCAGCCGGCGCGGATGCCGCTCTCGTGGGCGGTGTAGCGGTCGGCCAGGGTCGCGCGGACCATGCCGCCGGCGTTGAACCGGGCCCGCTGGGTGCTGGGCAGCAGCCCGGAGACGGCGCGCTCGACCCGCAGCAGCCACGGCCGGATGGTGAACGTGAGGAGGTCGGTCGAGCGCATCTCGGGCGAGCTGTAGGCCATGTGCCCGGCCGTCTCGCCGTTGACCATCTCGGCCGGGATGCCGAAGTAGCGGGCGATGGTGGAGACGTTGGCCTTGCTCGTCTCGATGAACTGCGCCTCTTCGGGTGCGATGGTGATGGCCTGGAAGCGGGCGCCGTCGCCGAGTACGGCGATGCGGCGGCGGCCCTTGTGCCGCTGCTCCCACCGGGCCTGCAGCATCTCGGCGCGGTCCTCGCCGATGCGCTGGTCGGAGGTGAGCACGCCGGCGGGCACAGCCGAGTCGCCGAAGAACTTGCCGGCGTAGCGCTCGGCGCCGAGCCCGAGCCCGATGGCCTCGCGGGCGTAGGCGATCGGCGATAGGCCTTCGAGCTGGCCGGGCCACGGGTAGGCCTTGACGTGGAACAGCTCGGCCCGGTCGTACTCCTGGCCGCCGATGCGGATGACGCGGCGGCCCTCGCCGTCGGTGGTCACGGCCACGCGGCCAGGGTCGACGAGATCGACCTGGGCGGGCAGCATGCCGGCGCCGGCCCGGTCGGTGATGACGCCCCAGCAGTTGCCGCGCAGCAGCAGCGACGCCATGCACGCCCACAGCCAGTCGGCCAGCTCGGGGAAGTCGGCGCTCGGACGTTGCAGCAGCCGCGGCATCGGCAGCGGGTCGCGGTCGTCGCCGCGGTAGACGTGCAGGGGCAGGGTGCTCACCGAGTCGGCCAGCAGCCGCACGCATGCCCAGACGGTGGACAGCCTGAGCGCCGTCTCGGTGGTGACCGCTTCACCGGCGGCGGTTGGCCGGCCCTCTTCGGCCAGGAGCTGGTCGAGCGTCAGGGCCTCACGGTTCTGAACCCGGGACCATACCCAGCGGTCCCACCAGCCCACGGCCTACCCGCGCTTGCGCTGCCCGCCACGAGCTGGCCGCCGGGGAAACCCGGCCAGGTCGAGCGGGATGGGGTCACCGGCGGCGACGAAGGTGACCGAGCCCGGGCCCAGGTCGGCGCGCTCGATATGCAGGTCCTCGGCGGCGACCTCGGGCTTCGGCGCCCGCCGCGGGCCGGCGACCTCGCCCACCTTGCGCTGGAACCCCGGCCCGACCTCGGCCAGCTCGACGCCCTCGGCCACGTCCTGGTCGATGGTGCGATCCTCTGCTATCACGCCCTCACCCCTGTGTCGACGACGAACGCGGTTGGCTGCGCGAGCTGCACGTCGGCGCGCAGGTAGGCGAGAAATGCGTACTGCAGGTTGTCGGCCAGGTAGCGCTCGCCCAGGAAGCGCAGCCGGAAGTCGGTACGGATGCCCACCAGCAGGTTCGACCAGTCGGCGGTGAAGATGTACGACGTGTCGGTGCTGGTGCCCACCGTGACGTTGATGGGGACGCTCTTGGTGGTGAGCATCGGCAGCATCCCGGCCGGCGGCGCCATGTAGGCGTTCGTCGTGGCTTCCTTCAGCTTGGACAGCGACGTCGACGAGCGGGGCGCCTGGATGTGGGCGTTGGGCTCGAAGTTGCCGGCCAGCACCGTGCCCTTGGCGTCCAGCCACCAGTCGTAGTTGGTGATGGCCGTGCCGTTGGCGCCGTGGGCGGTCAGGGTCACGCCGGACTGGTTCAGCACGCCGCGCGGCTCGGGCGCGGTGCCGGTGCCCAGCAGCGCCACCCGGTCCAGCTCGACCGCCATCTGGCCGGCGAACGCGCGGGCGATGACGTCCTCGCTGGACGGGTCGGCGTCCTCGAACAGCTCGACGCTGAGCGTGATGAGCCGCACCAGCGTGCGGGCGGTGAAGGTCACCCGGTCGAACACCATATCGGCGGCGGTGATGGCCGCGTTCTCGCTCTTCCACGCCGGGGTGCCCTCGGACGTGAGCCGGGCGAGCGCGAGCGTCTGCGCCGTCATGGGCACGGTGATGGCGCCGGCCTGGAACACGCGGGTGGCGTTGCGGGCCAGGTCGATCACGCGGGCGCTCAACGGGCTTGGGACCAGAGCCCCGCCGGCGCCGATGGTCGACTCGGCCAGGGCACGCTCGTGCTCGGCGCCCGTCCAGTCGGCGGTCGCCATGCCGCGCAGGAAGCGGTCAAAGCTGAGCCCTTCGGTCTCGACGCCCTCGAACGCGCCGCGGGCCTGCAGCCAGTCGTAGACGGATGCCTCGCGCGTCAGGACCGGCTCGCGCGGGGCGGCCGGGCCAGTCCGGCGGGTCGCCGCGGCGCGCAGCTCGGCGACCTCGCGGTCGCGCTCGGCCTCGATGGCGTCGTCGGCCTCGCGCTGCTCGACCACGCGGGCCTGGTAGTCGCGCAGCTCGTCGGCGGTCAGGTCGCGCGTCTCTGCCTGCGCGCGGGTCAGGATGGCATCTGCGGCCTCGCGGGCCGCGCTGCGCTGCTGGCGCAGGTCGTCCAGGAGTGGCATGGGCGGCCTCTTCGTGGTCGCGGTGTCCCGCACCCTGCGGGTTTGCGGCAAGGGTACTACGCGCGGCGATGCACCGTGGCGCGTGCTACTCCTCGAACTCGCGCTGCATTGCCCGGAGGGTTTGCCATTCCTGGGTCGCCCTGGTCAGGTTGGCGCGGCCCTCGACCACGACCCAGCGGCCGTCGCATTGGACGCCGCAAAAGTAGCCGTTGCCGATGATCTGGACGCGGCCGGCGGCGTAGGCGGCTTCCATCAGGTCCGCGGCGGCCTCTTCGCTGATCTTGAGCTCATCGGCCAGGGCCTCGACGGACCACTGGCACAACACGAACTGCTCATCGGCCGGCAGCCGGTCGCGCTCGTCGGCGAGGGGCGGGTGGGCCAGCGGGTGCAGGTCCACCGGCTCACCACCCTTCGCTGTAGTTCGGGCCTACGTCGCGTGGCCGCGGTCATTGTCTCACCGCTCGGGCCTTGACCCGTATCGTCAACGGGCGGCATCATGAGTAGTGCCGGGGGCGTTGAGCCCTCGGAAGGAGGCCCGGGAACCCCCGCGGGATAGCGGGAGCCCGGGCCGACGCCTCTCTAGGGGCCATGCTGGCGGATCTTCAGCAGCCAGGGCCGCAGCCGTTCGTAGTACTGGCTGTCGTCCCCGGCGAGATGCGTAGCGACGGCACCAGCAATTGCGTCAGCGGCCCACAGCCCGGGCTCCTCCAGCTTGCCGGCGTGCCGGTAAGTCAGGCTGTCGGCCGCAATGCCAGCGTGGCGGGCGTCCAGGAGGGTCTGGCGGTCGCGGCGATCCAGGTCCTCGCTGCGGGTCTCGATCACTAGCTCGTCGACGGCTTCCGCCCGTAGGTCGCCAATCAGCATCGTCAGGCAGCTCGCCCGGGCTACCTCCTGCCGCCGGTTGGCGGCCGGGTAGTAGCTGGTGACGAACGCCATCACGTCGAGCTCTGCCAGTCGGTCGAGCATGGCCAGGCGCCGGGCCGGCCTCTCATCGCCCCAGTGGAAGTAGCCCTGGCGGGGGCGCAGGAACTTGCGGAGTTCGTCGCGCGCCCGATCCGCGTCGGTCTTCACGACCACGCCGGCGGCCACCACGTACAGCAGCCCTCCTGAGCCTGTCCGAATCGACTCGTCGATGAACGCGATCACGATGCCGTCTCCTGTTCCTGGCCGCTCTGCTCGTCGGGTGGCTGCTTGGGTCCGAGTCCGCGGGAACGCAGCCAGGCTTTCGTTGCCTCGTCGACAGGTGGTGGCTCGTACGCCTCGGCGGCGGCCGCGTCAGCGGTCGAGCCGCCGCCGAGCACTTGAACATCCCTTGAATCTAAAGAACCTTGATCTAAACCTTGCGAAGCGTTTTCGCTGCTCAGGGCATGTTGAGAGAAGCCACTATCATTCCGGAGCGAGTCCACTCGCGGCGGCCAGACGGCCCCGATCGGTCCACTAGCGGCGCTGGATCGGTCCACTGGCTCAGCGGCTACAACCTCTAGTGGACCGGCAGCGAGTCCACTAGCCGAGGGATTGTGGATATCTTCGCTGGCGCTGGCCTGGCCCTCGACGAGCCGGGTGACGGTGGTTTCGCCCTCGACCACGCCGGAGGCGCCAGCCTCGCCCTCGACCAGCTCGGGCGCGATCTGGTAGCGGTCGGGCTGCGGGCCAGAGCCGCTGTCGATGAACTCCAGCACGCCGTCGCCGAACAGCTCCTCAAGCGCCCGCTGGACGGTGGATCGGGC